TTGCTGTTCCACTAGGAATAACAACATCTGTTGAATTGCCGTTAAGAGTTACTGTTATAGTTTCAGTTCCACTTGCTGGTGTTGTAATTTCAAATCTATGAATATGTGCCTTACCACCATTCTCACGAAGAATGCCAAATCTCCCATTGGTATTAAATCCAACTTGAAGTGCTTGTTCTTGTGAGAAGAAACCTGCTCTTTGTGTATATCCTTCTACACTACCAGAGAATTGTGCGGTAAATCTTGCAAGGGCACCTTGACCAGGACGATATCTTACTGCTCTTTTAGAACGAACAACACCATAACCATAAGCACCAGTTCCAGTTGATGCGGTCATTAAAGTATTGGATGTGGTGATACCAGTTCCAAATGAGTATGTTTCAAACTTTTGTGAGTTTAAACCATACAATCCATCCAGTTGAAACACTGGTGTAATGGGAACAGATACAACTTCACCAAATGCACTACTTCCACTTGCTGTTCCGTGACATCCATCAATGTTGCCGTATCTATCGGCACACATATAGACTTCAAATAGACTTCTCTCTTGATTGAGATAGTCTTGTGTAATTTTATTCCACTGTGCCATTAGTCACTCCAACTTAATCTTTCTGGTCTATACCTTTGTGCGCTTTTAATTCTTGATTGTGAAGATCCTGGATAAATGTTATGAATGATTGCTCCAGGATATTCATTTAAAAGATGTTCAGCAAGTTCGCTCTTGCTCATCATTGGACCATCTACTTCAAGACGGTAAATTTTTCCTTCCCAGACAATATCAGCAGAGAATGATTCTTCCTGCTGTTGTTCTGGTTGAGAACCTCCTACATTGAGAGTTCCATTAAAATCACCATTGATGGTGATACTTTCTTGTAAAAATTGTTTAAAGGATTTCATCAGCATCTCCAGCGTTTACGTGCTTTACAAATTGCTTTGTCTGGGGTCTTGGAGCAGTCGATGTTGTGCATCTTTCTCTGACCATTGGAGCGAGCGCAGAAGGACTTACGCCTCTTTGCTCTCTTTCCGCCAGGATTCTTTTCTGTGACGGCAGTTTTCAATTTCGAACCTGGGTTCTCACGACGATAAGCATTTACTGCTTTCTGACTCATACCATCAGTTTTATCTCCTTTGTTAACTTTTTGCCAGTCTTCTCTCATTGCGATTGCTTTTTTAATCGCCTTATCTCTAGAACCCTTATATTCTTCTTCACCAGATTCAATCTTGCCATCACCATCATAATCTTTCTTTGCTTTTTTCTCATGGAGATCCATTTCTGCTCTCCAGTCAGAGAAATGTGCTTTTACGCAACGGTTGTAGGTTTTACCAAACAGTTTTTGAGTTCCTGCTTTCTTATAACCTTTCCAACACTTTTTTGCTTCACCAAGCATATCACTTCCAATACCTTTAGTTGGTTGAAGTGGTTCTGTTTTAATGATATCTATAGACTCATATTCTGTTGGTTGAAAATCATCTCTCCAATTAGAGAATTCATAACTTTCTTTCTTTGTTTTGTTGCCCCAGTTCTTAGCACCAACTTTACGGCACTTGACTAATGCTCCAGATGCATATGCACTTGGCCAAACAGAATAACGTGACTTGACCTTATGGTAACAAGCATCTTTCTTTTCGGAAACTACTTCACCTTCTGGTGTAAATGAGTTTCCAAGTTGTTGAAGCATCTTTTTGCGCTGATTGAGTTTATCAACTAGATTACCATCACCTTGTCCTTGATCGGATTTTTTCTTCTGCTGCCTCAATTTATTCATAATATACATTCCACCAGCACCAATACCTAATGCAGCACCAGCAGCGAGAGCAGGAGCAATCTCATCAAGTTGCTCTAAGTCTGCTCTCCAGTTTGAATAAGATGCAGTTACCATCTTTGCTTTACCCGTTCTGTTGGGATTTGGATCTTCTCTACGTTTTTTTGCTGCTCTTCTGCTTCTCTCTTTCTTACTCATAGAAGCACGGTCATCAGCATCACGGCAGAATGGTTTTGTTTTCTGTCCTGGTTGCTTGGCACAAGGTTTGCCATCATATTTGCCACCTGTCTGAACCCATCCACCACCAGCAAACCAATCACGAAGTGAATAGTCCTTATCTTTAGCAGACTTGCCATCACGCTTACCTTCATCCATATATCCTGCAGCAGCATCAGTGTTGTGCTCAGTATCAGTAATCTTTGCCTGAACCCAAGCAGGAATATTTTTTTCCTTTTTGCCGAGTGCTTTTCTCAACTTAGCAATATTCTTCTCAGACTTTTTAAGTTGAGATTGTGCCATTGAGACCTCATGGTCTTCTTCGTGACCCTTTGCTTCGTTCACTTTCTTTCTTCCTTGACAATGTGCTTTCTGAGAGAATCCTTTTGGATTATCGCAATCGATTGACCTTTTGTATTTTGCACTCCAACCTTCCGATACTCCTCCGCCATCAGAGCTCCCAGAAGAGTCCCCATTCCCATTTCCATTGCCATTTGTACCATTGCCATTCTTTTTCTTGGTCTCCTCTTTTTCTTCATCCTTATGTTCATTATCACGCATTAAAAATCCTGTAGGCATAACATGCCATCCCTTAGGAATTTTCTTGCACTTTTCATCGGTGCGGCACCAGTAATAACCTTTTTTGCAGGATTTCTTAGCCATCACTTACTATCTTTATCATTATTATTTAGAAAACCTTGCTTCAGAAGTTTTGATAATTCAGATGTTGAACCTACAAACAATGCGTTATTTGTAACATTATTTGGACCCTTACTACTGTTGTCTTCTTCTAAATCTTTGAGTTTCTTTTGTAAATCTGCCAACTTATCTGTTGTATCTGCAACACTCTTAATTAATTGACCAGCAACTTCATACGCTCTGGGACTTGCACTTTCTCCCGCAAGTTCCATGATACCATTGATTGCTTCCTGTCCCTTTTCTATAAGTGAATATAGATTAGCACGGGTGTATTCATAATCTTTTTTAATATCATCCTTTTCTGGAGGACGAGTTGGTTTTACAACCTCTGCAGGTTCTGCTTCAACAATGCTACTCTCAATATTGAGTGCCTTGTCAATGGAATCATAATTATCACTCATGGTTATTAGTAATCAGTTTTACGAACTTCGCTGTAAGTTTTTCCGTCTGTGAACATTTCCCACTCCTCATCAAATCCGAAGTTATCACCTGGAACAAGAAGTGGAGTGTCTGCAGCATCAATTACACCATCATCATTTTTATCAACCTTAGCAGTAGGAGTTACCGTATATCTCATCTCACGCTTAGCAGTTGTTCTATCTGTACTTGTATACAAATCAACTTGAACCTTACGGATGAGACCGTCGCTGCTGTCTGCAATAGCGCCGAACAGATATGTTTTTGCAGTAAATGTGAGTGTATGTATCAGTGCTCTTCTGGTATCAAAAGTTCCTTCATAGTCATCTTGGAAGGAAACTGAATCGAGAACAATTGGAATATCTCTCTTTTCTCCGATAGATTCAACTAAATCTACAGTAAGATTAAAGTGTGGTTGAAAGTATGGTAAAATTTGTTCTAAAACTTGAAGTGAATCATCATTCAACTTTGAAAGAATATTCAATTCAAAACCAATATTGTATGGGACAGGCATGAATACCTTTTTAACTTTGCTCCCATCATCACAAGTTTTAAATGTTTGAATCAAACTAGACTTTCTAGTTGAATCATATGCAATAGAAGTCATTTCAAATGACATTCTTGGCAAAGTGATTTGAATTGGTTTATTCAAATCTGGTTGTTGAGTAATTCTTGCCAAGAACTTTTGACTTGGTCCATATGCCAAGGGAACTTTTATATCACTAACAGCACTACCTTGCTGGTCAGTATGTCTAATATGGATATCATTAAATAGCGTACCAAACGCTATAATGGTTTTCCTAATTATTTCGTGATAATAATAATTTCCTAGCATTAAAATGTACCAAAAGGATTGGACTCTGTGAAATCGAGGAGATTATCTCCAAGAGTTTCAAATTCATCATTCTCGCTATATTTATCATATGTATCAGTTGGATTGTATTCTTGGACTACATATGATGCACCAGATTCCGATCCAATAATACTTTCTCCAGGATAAAAACCTGGTCCAGTAGTTTCTCCTATACCAATATTTGTAACTTTAAGTACTGCAGTATCCTTATCCCAACTCTTAACTCTTGCCTGAATTTTAGAGCGAGAACCTTCAATAATTTCGTTGAAAATATAATTTCCAGTACCAGCAATCAATGGTGGATCGGAAATAGTAACTGTTGGTGCTTGACTATATCCGAAACCAGGATCTTTAATATAGATTGCTCTGACAACATCGTTACCAAGAATATCTTCATTATTACCAACTCTAGCCACAGAAGCAATACCAACAGCAGTTGATGCTAAAGAAACAAGAGGGATATATCCAGAACCTGGAGAAAGAATTTTAATTGATGTAATTACTCCATTTTGAATAATAGGATAAAATGAAGCAGTAGAAGTTGGCACT